GAGAATAACTTTTGACTTGCTTGGAAAATAACAGTGCTCTAAGTGTCAAGAAAACTTTAACTTTACAAATTAACACAATTAAACACAAAATGACTACAAATAAACATATATTTGAACGGAGAACTTCCCCCGTTGTTTTTTCTTGTGAACATTTGCAAGTTGATTGGCCTACCTCTTTTTGTTTGTATTCTCAAAAAGATGGTGGATGTAATTTAATTATGCCACCCAATACGTGGGCCGTGTTGGTTGATTATTGTTTTGGCAAACCAGGCACCGTTCACAAGGGTCCTGTGCGAGTTTGCTATGAGCAATTCAAGAGGGTTTTTTGTGTGCGGTTGTTTGGCGAACGCAATTGGAAAGATGTGTATCCGAGTTTGCAAGAGCGTTATAGCTCCAATCCTAATTTTGGTTACGAATTTTTTGTGTCAAATAAAGGCTGGGTTCGTGATTTGACACGTGAATGTGTTGAAATTAACCCTGGGCCTGCCACCTTGTCTAAGTACAGAACTTTAAGCCTACGTGATTTGTGGAAGGCTATTGATTTTGTGCCTAATCAGGGTTTTGGTGACTTTTTAAATATACCACATAATATTTCCACTTTTACTAAAGATTTTAACTCTTTTGTTGATAAAATTCCAAACAAAGAATTTGTACACACTGCTTTTATGACTATTAATAATCAGGCTAACCAAATTATTGAAATGCTTTCGACTACTACTAATCAAGTCAAACAAGTTATAGAGGATAGTGTTCATTCCGCTAGTTATGTTAAGAATATAATGATTGGCGTTCTTGTAATTATAGCTTTTACTGTAATGGCTCGCAATTGGGGCTTAGCACCTGCTTTGGTCGTCTTGTTGACTTCTTTCTTGTTACATTATTTCGAATTGATGCCTCTTATCCAGGACTTCGTCCTTGAGAATGGGGTGAGTTTTTATAATTATCTTAAAGCTAATTATGTTCGTAATGAGGTGGTTGAATTACAAGCTTTTGGTAATCCTGTTGTCGATGCAATGACAAACCCTGATAATCTCGGGGCTTTGTTGGCCGCATTGTTCACGGCTCTGTTTGTCGGTTCAGTTCGGTGTCATCCTACCACCAAGGATTTTGAAGATTTTACTCGTAAAATATTTAACTATCAACGTGGTGTGACTTCTGTGGTCTCGTCATTTGACAAGTTGAAGGATTTTTGGACGTTCACCGTTGAAAAAATTTGTGACCGCTTTGAATGGAATGTTAATAAAGATGTGGTTACGAAACATACCATAGGTTTGCAGATTGACAAATGGTTAGGTTTTAACAATACTTTATTTAAGGAGGGATATAATCATCAAGCTTCTATGGAAGACCGTCTAAAATATGTTGACAAAGTTCGTTTGCAATATAATGTGGGACTCGACTTGATTAATACGTGTGATCGTTTAGATCGTGCAAAGGCTGCAATAGTGCGCTTTTGGGTTGATAAATTACATAAAAAGTTGGACGATCTTGGCACAGAATCATTGGAGGGTACTATACGAAATCCGCCTACAACTATTTTGTTGTATGGATCTAGTGGAGTTGGTAAGTCGTCTTTAATAACAGGTTTGGCTAGCTTTTGCGCGAAAATACACGCTGTTGTTAAAGGAGTGGAACAACCTGCTGTAGGGAGTGTTTACGTTCGAAATTGCGATCAGGCACATTACGATGGGTATACTAATCAACACACATTGGTTATCGATGATTTCTTGAGTCGCAAAGACACAGAAAGTAATCCAAATTTGGAAGCTGGAGAATTGATTAAGATTAAAAACAACGTTCCCTTTCCATTGCCTATGGCACACCTGCCAGAAAAAGGCAGATGTTTTAATTCTCAAGTCGTTATTATGACAACTAATTGTAAGAATGTTACGCGCTCTTTAGGCAGCATGAATTTTCCTTACGCAACGGCTAATAGATTGACAGATGCGAGTTATGCGGTTGGCATTCTGCCGCCTTATCGGAAGTACATATCTCCGAGTCAAAGAACGCAGCTCGAGCGGGAGGGCCTTTACGATCAGCATTCTGTCGACCCATATCGAACTCGCTTTCGCATTAAACCTTGTAAGAATATTGCTCCTATCATGTTAGATGAAGCACACTTGCTTGAGACATATACAGACGAGCAATTCGAAAGGATGAAAGGGGACGAGAGATTATTACCAAATGGGCAAGTTCAGTATATGAACTATGACATTTATTTCTTTAGAAAGCTGGACGTTAAGACCGGTGAGATTGTTGGTCAGCCACTATCTTGGAATGATTTTTTAAATGAAATTGAGCGTGTGTATACGTCTCGAGTTACGCGTGGTGAGCATATGCTTGAACAAACTAAGTGGTTTCATTCAACATCACTTGTACATATGAAACAGGGAGTGGTAGATGTGCCGGACTATGTTCGATCCCAAATGGTCCACGATTTTGGTGAAGAGGACGGTTTTTTTGAAGCGCCAGATGATGAGTTGAATTTTGCAGTTACCTTTGCAGCAGCGAACTTTGACGCATTGCATAACGTCCGACAACCGGCAATGCGTGATTTGTTAAATTCATATTTGGCTAGATGGCCGAACTTTGAGGATATACTCCAGGAATTTATGAGCAGAGATGTTGAAGTTGAGGAGATTCAAACGCGGTGGCAGTTAATGTGGTCACAATGTAAGAGCAACTATGAGCGCATTGCAACTTCGGTGCGCGATATGGACGTAGTTAAAGCTCTTAAGTGGGCTGGTGTCGTTACATATGGTGTCGTAGTTGCTGCATCCATTTTCTATGGTTTCAAGCGTCTGACGGAACATTTTAACAAACCTGAGATCAAAGAAGCTTTGGAGATTTGTCGTGAGCAGACTGCCAAACAGAACAAGGGGAAAAATTGGCTAAAACGGCTGTTTGGCGTTAACCCGCCTATTAGCATATCTAGGGAGCAAATTCCCTTATCGGGTTCCGATCTCCATTTTTTGTTTGAGTTTTGTGGCTATGACGTTATTCAAAGTCAGAGTATGGCAGCGTCATATTCTTCTGGTGCCTCGGCGCGTTCGCAAAAAAATGGAAAATGTGTTACATACGTACCGTCTCATTCATTTGATGAAAAGGAAGTTCGAGCTTTAGCTGCTCAGTTGAATTTTCCCTGCTCCACGTATGCTGATGGGCTTAAGGTAGAAACACCGGAGTTATCGACCCCTTTGTTTTTGGTCAAACTCGAATCGTGTCAGATAACAGAACAAAGTCTTGATTATATTATACCACAAAATAGTTTTATATTGCGTATTCATTCGCAAAAGAAAAATAAGAAATATGATTTTGGAAATATTTTTTTTATTGATGATAGGAAGTTTTTAATGCCTCACCATTATATGCTTATGTTGAAATATCAGTTGAAGATTGGCAATATAGATGAAGAGGACACTGTGTCTTTTATACGGGGCCCTACAACATTAGAAAGATCAAAGAAAACGTCGCCCAATAAAATTACGTGCAAGGTGGAAGACCTTTTGGATTATGCCCAAATAATCTCTCGGGCTTTTCTAGATGACCCAAATCCCTTTCACAAAGATGCAGTTGTCGTTGGCGTTAAAAATATGTCAGGTTACAGTTGTTCCACTATGTTAAAGAAGTTTATAACGCGCGAGGATTTTGGCAAGTTGAACGATCCTGGGTTAAGTGGTTATTTGATTGGGCAGAGATTCACAAGTTCTAACGATGAGTGTTATTGTACGTCTATACCATGTGTTGACGTTACTCCTATTAATAAATTTAGGTATATTAATACCGACAGCATGCGTGGCGCAGCTACTAATGATTTGGTTGGTCTTGCGAGCGCTGGACCTGAGAATGCCCCAGTGTATTTTCAAAGTTTGATTCGAGATCGATATAATTACAAAGCCGATACGCGACAGGGTGATTGCGGAATGGTATTGTATGTGGAAAGCGCTCAATTGCAACGCAATTTAGTTGGCATACACGTTGCTGGTGATAAAACTCAAGGCCGGGCGAATAGTGTGCCAATTACTTATGAAGATTTGGTAGAAGCAATATCGCGTTTGTCTTGTTGCCCGTCAGAAAGCTTTGCTCAACCTGAGCTAGAAGCTTTAACCGTTGAGGATGTAGATGGCTTCGTTCCAAATGTGCCACGTGGTGATTTTCACTATATAGGGCGCTTGGATGGGAAAGTACCAATGCAACCACTTAAAACGAGCATCAGGCCAAGCGTGGTGCAAACTCATTTGGAGCAATTGGAAGAAAAGTACGTTGCTCGCGTTAAAATAACAGAAACGTACAGGAAGAAACCATATACAGTTGAGAGGATGTTCCCAAAGGGCGTTCAGAAGAAAATAGCCATACTACGAACGACATTTGTTAACCCACCTGAGTGCAAGATTTATTATAATAAGAAAGGGAATCTTGTGTACGAAAACATGGAGGGTAGTGTCCCTTTGACTCGAGCCCTTTACAATGTGTGGTTGGCGCGAGGTGGCGTTTTACACGACCCTTTGATGAAGGGGTTGGAAAAGACCTCTCTCAAGTTACCATATATCGAACCTAGGAAGATTGTAGCCGCTGTTCGCGGGACGCAGCAAAAATTTCTTAGAATGGGACCAAATAGCATATGTCCATATGAAAAGGCTTTGAGTCAAAATTTTGCTTCAGATGAGTTTGGCACGTATGCTGACATCTGTAGTGAGGTGCGTCGTAGAAATATGATTTTTCAGTGCTTGGAAAATAGAAAATGCAAAACTCCCAAGGACATCTATGAGTACACGATGCGAAATGTTGCACTGAGTCAGGAAGAG